TGGGATTTTCAGCTGATTTTGCCGAGGTTCGCCCGCCTCTATCGGACGGGGAAGAATGCCGCACCACTGCATTCGGGTCTTTCGGTTTCCTGTCCCAAAATCCCCGCAGAACGGTTTTTAACTGACATTTCAAGGTATTTTAGGAAAGGAAACATCTAAGGAATCCGATTGGAGTAAGTGGTATGAGAATGCTTCATAGAGCGGGAGCAACGCTGTCCGCCTTTATCGCGCAACGCTAATCCTAGCGGGGGGGGGG